GCCGCGGCCCCAAGTAACTGGCTGTGGGATCACCCGGTATATACCGGACCAGACCCATGGTTTTCCAACCACGATGCGTTAATCGCATCCACACGTTAGGAGTTCTGCCATTCTTACCGAACCTCAGACCGTGACCATCTCTGGCACGGCCATCTCCATGAACCGGACAAGTGCCGGCTCGAATTCTGGAGTCTTCACTGCTCCGGACCAGAATACGTCGCTGACTGTCTCCCACGCGAAGGCGAAGGGAGGCAAGACGCGACACCTGGTCCGGCTCGACAACCGGAAGATCGCCGCCGACCCGCTTACTGCGGGCGTCAACGTCGTGGCTCCGATGTCGGCCTACCTTGTGATCGAGTCTCCCTACACGGGTTACTCGGTCACTGAGCAGAAGGCGGTTGTGGACGGCTTTATCGCCGCCCTGGCCGCTGGCTCAGGTGCTCTTGTCACCAAGGTGCTCGGAAACGAGATGTAACCGAGCTTTTAGGTGCAGTGGAATTGGTTCGAGGGTGGCTGAGGATTCACCAGCCTACTGAAAGGCGATGATGAAAAGCCTGATCGAACTCTGGCGTGTGATGGCACATGAGCTCGCCATCACATGTCACACAAGCGCCTCTCGCGACATAGAAACAGCCGCGAGACGTGTCGAACACGAAGGGTTGTCGTTCTTCACGATCACCCTTCCCGCCTTTGCGAAAGATCTTGAAAAAGCTCTCGATCGCGGGCGTGTTTCCGACGACCTGTGGCCCAGTTTTCATAAGGGTCCAGGCGGTCTCCCTCGATTTCTCGGGGGTTTCCTTCGGAATGTGTTCGACGAACATGGTGCTTTGCGCCCAACATCAGCAACGATGACAGACTCCCTCTTTGCCGTTCGGCAGCTTGCTGCCGTGTACGGTAAGGTCGAGCTGGAGTGCACGAAGGCACGCCAGGCTCGAGCTGTCGTCGATTGGATCTCTGCTGATGAGCAAACCGGACAGTGGGACGCGGTTAACTCAGGTTCTCCCCTTTTGGAGGATCTCGAGAGAATGTTCCGCTTGCTGTATACCGACGTCTTAGTGGTCATGGATAACATGATCTACGACGGCGATCTGGTCCCTAAGCATGGTCCTGGAGCCACTGCCGACCGGCTTCGCGGTAACGCGAAGTACGATGTCGAGGAGTGGCCCGAGCGACTTGATGCCGTCTTTCCATATATGGAGTACGGCATTCCCGCTCTCGCCTACGCCGACCCTTTGATCAGGTCGGAGATTTATGGCGACATGGACCCGGTCCGGTTCCCCCAGGTGAAGGACGAGAGGCCGTCAAGAATGGTCCTCGTCCCGAAGACAATGAAAACCCCACGAGTGATTGCGGCCGAACCGACCGCACTGCAGTTTATGCAGCAGGCAATTGCCAGGCCACTCGTGCGCCTCTTGGAAGATAGAGGCTCACTGGTTAGTGGAATGATCGGGTTTACCGAACAGGAACCTAACCAGGACATGGCCAGACGGGGATCCCTTGATGGGTCCCTGGCAACGCTCGATATGAGCGAAGCATCTGACCGGGTTTCCAGACTACAGGTAGTGTCGTCTGTGAGGTGCTTCCGCAATTTCGCGGCTGCCCTTGAGGCGACTCGTTCGCTATCTGTAGATCTTCCTTCTGTTAAGGGCTCAACCCGTCGTGAGACGGTCCCTATCCAGAAGTTTGCCATGATGGGGTCTGCCTTGTGTTTCCCGATGGAGGCGATGGTGTTTCTTGCCGCCGTCTTCCTAGGGATTGAGGATTATCTCCGACACAAGGGAGAGCTGGGGCGCGGTATCCTATCCAAGGAGGATGTTGAGTCCTTCCGAGGATCGGTGCGCGTCTTCGGGGATGACATTATTGTCCCCGTTGACTGTGTCTACTTCGTGCTCGACGTCTTCAAGTCCTTGGGCTGGAAGACAAATTTCGACAAGAGCTTCTGGACTGGGAGGTTCAGAGAGTCTTGCGGGGCCGACTACTTCGATGGCAGGTGGGTAACCCCCATCCGCTTTCGTCATGATTGGCCCCGGTCACGAAGGGACGTTTCAGAGGTTGCTGGTCTTGTCTCCTTTCGTAACCAGTCTTACAAGGCTGGGATGCGGAGGGTTGCGAGACATCTCGACCGGATTATCGGGAAAATTCTTCCCCACTACCCGGTAGTTCGCGAGACATCAGCAATCCTTGGGAGGGTGAGCTGCTCGCCGTTTTACACGGTTGACAGCATGCACCCGGACTTTCAGTCCCCAAGAACTTTGGGGTACAGCCTGAAGGCCCGTATTCCGTCGAGTCCGATTTCTGAACTCGGCGCACTCCTCAAGTGTCTGATCGCTCCCGTGAGGGAGCAGGACGATCATCTGGAACGTTTTGGACGTCCGACAGTCGTCGACATGAAACTGTCGAGGAGTTCCCCTTTCTAGTTTGATCGGGGAGCCACCTACCGGTGTGTCTGACCGGAGTCCTTTCACCTCTTCGTATGGGTGAAGGGTCACACGAGACCGCGAAGGCCTCGGTGGGTGGTTGGGATGGGCCAGGGAAGCCTGGTC